ACTTCGGCTAAACCTTTGCCAATGGAAGGGCCTGGGTCAACTTTTGCAAAAGTTCTTCCAATAGACTTGCCTGGGTCAAGAGAAGATAAAAACTTACCACCTAAAGGTGTACGAGTACCATCACTTAACCAGCCAGAATGTTTACTTTTAAACATAACTTACAGTCCAATTAAATCATTAATACCAGTATCAATAGGGATGCTATTAGCACCAAATAAACTCATATCACCAGTAGGAATGATATTGGAATTTTGCCCTAAACCAGTTAACCAGTTATACCCTTGTTGCCCTAAATTAGCTAAACCACTTAGTCCACCACCGCCCAACAATGCACTAGAACCTAAACCAAACAAACCTGATTGAAGGTTGGCGGTTCTTGCATTAGCAGCGTTTTGGGCAGCAATACGAGCAGCTTGAGCCGTTGTGTATGAACCTAAATAATCAGGGCCAGCTACCGCAGCTTGATTGTATGGAGTTACATAGCCGGGCTGAGTGGCTTGGTTAAACGCACCTAATTGCTGAATTGGCAAGTTAGATTGCTGTAACTGTTGATTGAAACCTTGCTGATTAGCTCGTAAACCAACATCCATACCTTGTACTTGGGCAGCAGTTAACAAATCATTCTGTTGTTGTGCAAGTTGTGTTTTAGCACGATTGTAGGCTTCTGAGCCAGGCATAATGCCTTGATTAGCAAGGCGTGTTTCAACTGAAGCTTGTTGTTGCTGTAACTGTGGTTGCAATCTACGCATAATAGCGTCTGAGTACAATTCGCCAGGGTTAATGCCTGTTTGTGCCAATGTACTTGTATTAATGCCTTGTCCAGCAGTAGAAGCCAATCTGTTCTGTAATCCACTCATTGCGGATTGCAGGGTTGGGTTTAATGTTTGGGTAGCTGACCAAATAGGGTTGCCATTGGCATCTGTACCTGTTTGTGTATATTGCAGATTTGCATAAGGGGTTTGCTGATTAATGCGATTAGCAGCCGTAGCATTTTGCGCTCCAGCTAAATTGCCTAATGCAGTTTGTTGTGCAGCTTGTACATAAGGGTCTGTAGATGCCTGTAAACCTGTAGCATTTTGACCGTAAATGCCAAAAGGATTGGTAGTATATGCCCTGCTTTGGGTTTGCGTTCCAGCAGGGTTAAGTCTTTGGTATTCTTCTGAGCCTCTAAAGTTTGTAGCTAATTGGTCAGGGGTAATTCTGCCTTCTTGCAATGCTTGAGTCCATGCCTGTAACCCACCTTGGTCTGGCGCTCTGCCTAAATACTGTTGATACGCATTGGTAACTAATTGGTTGTAATTAGGCGAACCAGCGTTCATTGCTGGTTGAGTAGCTTGCTGTGCGTCTGTTGTGCCGGTGTTTTGTGCTTGAAAACTTGGATTTTGTGCGTTAACTTGTTGACCGCCCATGTTTTGCAACTGACCAATCGCTTGATTAAACGGCATTGTAGAACCCCTATTGGCCCCAAGAATGTCATCTTCCGATGTAGTATCGTAGCCTCTAACGGGAAATTGATTCACATTAACACCACTAGGTGTTGCATTTGGATTTACACCGCCTAATGCGCCATTAAAATTAGCACCCATTTCCTACTCCTAGTTTCAGCCATTTACATTGTTCTGGCCTCATTGTTAAAAGAACCAAATTACCGTCTTTATGGGCATCGGCAATGTTGGCTATTTCTTCAAAACCAAGGTGTCGGTCTAATTTCAGGGCTTTTTCATTATTCCCAGGAACTGCACCAATTATAACCTTGAGTTTCAATTTATTAAAGGGATAGTCAAATATGGCCTTGAGAAAATCCCTTGTCATCCAATGACTTCCGCAACTAGCGATATGTACTTGGCAGGATTTACCCTCAAAATTGCAATATACAGCTACCGCCCTCAATTCGTTACTTAATACATTGCCTATACATTGACTATCGTGCGGAAGGGGAATATCTAAGATATTGGATGCCCAAGCTTTTAAATAATCTTGTGATTCGACAATAATCATTAAATAACGCTTCCACGCTCCATAACATAGTCAGTCGATAACCAATGTACATCTATTCCTGCTGAAACCATATTTAAGTTAATACCTGCGGAATACCCTAATCCTGTAACACCTTGCCAATTTCTTGAAATAACCAAGTTACCAGCCCAAACATCACCATCCCATGTAGCTGCATCCCATATGGCTGTAGTGGCTGGGGTTGGTACAAAAGATACTTGACCAAGGTTGTTTTGGGTCTGAAAGTCGGTATTGATACCAGCATATACACCTGGCGTTCCCACATCTACTAAGAATGTAGGCCGAACTAATGTAAAGCGTTTTTGTTGTCCAGGAGCGTCAAAATAGCTATAAGCTTGTTGGCAAGTAGCAGAGATTTGAGCGCCATCGTCAGCATTGGTGTCCCAAAACTTACCTACATAGCCATTACCGCCAAAGTACATATCATCGTTATGCAATTCAAAGCATTTAGCACTAATGCCAGTAAAACTAGCCCAAGCCTTTGAAATGGTGTGCATTACATATTGCTCTACCCCATTAGGGTTTGGTATGTTAATAATGAGCATATTTGGCTTGGCATAGTAAATAGCTTGCCAACCAAACTCATTGGAATATAAGTCTGCTTCTCTTGAAATTTCAAAGAAAATCTTGTCAGTAAGATTAACTCTAGGGTCTAAACGACTAGATTGCAATGCCGCAGCTAACGGCACTAATCCGTCTTGGGTAAGCAATAATAGGTCACCAGTCCATTTGTAGAAGCACCTACGAGCAAACACATAACCTATTTGCCAAACGCCTTTTAAAGCCCAATCTGTTGGTGAATCAGGGTCTGTACCGTTATATACAATAACTTCACCCATGTTGGTAACGAATACAGCGTAGTCATCAGCACCTTCACCAGCGTCTAATGTCCATGTACCCATAGCTTGCAAAAAGCCACCATTACGGGCAATACCGCCAAAATCAAGCTCAGAAGCTGCGCCCGATATTTGGTCAACAGGCAAATACCATACACTTAAACTGTCTTTTTCAGTAAAGAAAAGGCGGTTTTTAAACAAGTTTACAGAAACAAATTTGTTACTATTTACCCCTGTTATTGCATACAGTACAGCGTAAGTGCCTACTGTAGACGCATTAGCGCCTGGGTTACTTGCCATTGTGTAAGTAAAAGTTGATGCGCCTGTTACTGTAATGGTGTATGTGCCGTTATAGGCAGCAGGGCTTGCACCGCTAATGGTAACTTTATTGCCAGTTAATAAGCCATGAGCAATAGCCGTTGTCAGCGTGGCAGTTGTAGTTACAAAAGTAATTGAACTAATGGTCTGTGCTGTGCTTGTAGGGGCAATATTGAACCAGCTAGTACCGTCATATACACAAGTAGCATCTGTACCGTTGCAAGCTACTAAAAAATTACCTGCGGCATTACTGATATTGATGTGTTGAAGCTTGTCATTAGTAATAGCGTGGGAAACAGTAGCAGTAGCCGTATCAGCGTTATAAATGCTTGTTCCCGCAGCAGCAAATAGCTTTTGACTTGTTCCACCGGCATAGTTCATCAAAGAATTAACTTGACCTGTAATGCCAATAGAGTGCTTTGAATAACCTTTACGCAACTGCACAAAAGTAGGAGTTGGGTAAAAGTTATTAAGGGTTACAGCATCCGTTGGGGGCATAGACGCTACAGAGTCCCTAGCGTTCCACCCACCAATAGGGGCAGTAATAGAGGTTGTGACAGCAGTACGAGGTTTAGCAACCGCCATAATTAAGTCCCATAACCTGTATCTGGAATGTTTGCGTAACCGATAAGCACTTTGCTTGGGTAAGGGGCAAACGATAGGTTAGGAGCGCCTTTGTCGTTAGCTTTAGCAACGGACAGATAGCGGTTGTAATCGGCTGTCAATGCAGTTGTGTCAAACGACTTAATTTGGAAGTATTTAAGCTTAGTAGATAAAACCATAATACGGTCATCTAAGACTGTAGTATCGGTATCTGCAATAAAGCTGTTTTGTATTGCACCTGTGGCACTTCTAGCCCAGCCTTTAGAACGGTATTCCCATCCTAAATATTCTTTGGTGTTATACGGTGGCCATATTTGAAACTGTTGCCCCAAAATACGCCAT